CCATCAGGTATTGTGCAACCCTTGCCCTGTTGAGGCGCCGGGATGCTTCCTCGAACGTGTTCATGATTGGCTCATGGTCAAGCAGGCGCTCCATCGCCAGGGTGAGCAGGCTGCTGAGCCCTATTCCCAACCTCTTGGAGGCCCTGACTGAACGCTCCAGTGTCTCAGGGTCTAGGCTGGTGCTAACCTTGCGGAATCCTTTACCCTTGCGAACCTTGCTTGGTGTGCTTGGCAGCTTGTCCTCGGTAAAGTCTTTCCCCTCGTACATCCACCCCGCTATGCGCAGGGACTCGGACTCGGTTGGAACTTGCGCACCCCTTACCAGATAGCCAAGACGGACGTGATGTATTCCCATCTGCTTAGCTGCCTGCTTGTCGGGTATGCTGCGCTCTTCAATTACCAGACGGATGCGCTCCCCCACTGCTTTCGCAAGCGGGTTCGCGTCCATTGGCAAGGTGTGATCATGCCGACCCATCAGTGCATCTCCGGCACGAACTCAATGCCATCTGAGTCCGTTTGTTCCATGAGTTGTATGGCTGCAAGCAGTGCTATTTGCTCCAGCTCGTCAGCTCCTGCGACCATCGATCTCAGCGTCAAAATCAACGTGTCCTTGCTCACTGTCAATGTGTCCTCCATTGCTCAGCTCTTTCTCTCCCAAGGCCTCGGCGGTCTTGATAAGTGTTAATGCCTCACAGCACGTGGTCACGTAGCCTAGGTGCTGCTCGTAGTAACCACTATGGTCATGGGCAAACTTCACGCCAGCCAAGCACACCTCTGCTTGATTGTCACCGTAACGGCTCACGATGTACGTGCCCTGGGTGTCAATGTCTCTTAGTGTAGAGCGTATCTCATCCAGTAATTCAGTCTGCATCTCTTGCCCCCATCATTCGCTTTAGCTTCTTCTCATAACGAGATTCTCTTATGGTTTCGGTCACGCCAAGAAACAAAATTATAATAGATGGTATCCACATTAGTATTACAAAAACTAGAATTGTCTCCACTTACTTTAGCTCCTTCTTCATGCGTCGCATTTGTTTAATGCCAAGCACCATTGCCTTGCGCATAAACTCTGAACGACTAGGCATGCCGCCATCAAACAACAGGATGTTATCACCAGTGTCTGACCGGGCGTCGTCAATCTCCTCAACTAATGCCGGTGTCATTTTGATACTAACCGCCAGCTTCTTCTCTTCTCCACTAATCATTTCTTTATTCTCCTGTGCTGCTCAGCACGAATGCATGTGTCGAACATGGCAAGCTCCTCGTTTGTCATGTCTGCCATGTTGTCCTGAAGCAACCTGCTCAGGTACTCCAGTCCAAGTACATCAATTGTTTGTGTCGGATTGCGACGAACGTATGCAATGGCAATGCTTTCGCAGTCACTGATCTGCACCTGGGCGCTGACCTGCATCGTCTCGTCATCATTACCGGGCTCAGGCCCAACCCATATCTCCTCATGCTGTCCCAACATACGACTATCGTCGGACGGGAACGGTGATTTTACCCACATACTACTCTCCTCTTCCTAGCAAGAACCTAACCACAGCCAGTGCCTCGAATGAGATCAGCTCGGGCTGCGTCGCAATGAACACTTCCTTGTTTTCATCCAGCCCCAACCTAACGTCGTAACCCAGCCTTGCCAGTGCCTCATTGAGCAGTGTCACCAGGGTGTAGGTCACACGCTCGTGCCTCTTCAAGTCTTGAAGCACTAGCTTGTCTCTGTATGTAGCGTTAGGGCACGTTCGAACATTGTGTCCACGCTGCCCGCATGCTCCGCATTTTCTTTTTCTCTTAGTCGTCATCGCGTTTCATCTCCTCTTTCACTTCTCTTTCAAGCCACGCCATAACGCAGCCTTTAAACTTTGCCTTGCTGATGTCAGCCACGTTGGTTGACAGTCCAATGTGTTGCCTGATTACATCCGCAGTCATGCGAATCTTCCCACGCTTGACACCCTCTGGAAGGGGGGCATCCTCATCTTCTGGTGTGTATACTGTGCCGTCCTCGTTGACGGGGCCAGTTAGCAGGGGGCCAACGACCTTCTGATAGATCAGTATGCGTCGTATAAACTCATCAACATTCTTCTCGGTGACGTCGCCCATGCCAACAGTCATGGTCGCCCATACGAGTGTATCGGTGTAGGCCGAGTGACCCTCCCATTTGCATTTCTTTATGTTCCAACTTAATGCCATCGCGTTTCCTCTTTCCTCTTAAAGATAGTGTGTATCACCCTCTAGTTTAATGTGTGCGGCCCCAAAATTTGGCATGCCATAGTCATCCAACGGCTCGAAGCCTCCGAAGTCTCCATACAGGTAGCCTCCGAAATAGAACACGTCGTCGTCGTCGTAGACCCTAAACCCTGTCTTGTTGTCCTTAATGTCGCGGTCCAGTTCACCCGGCCCCTCAACACCCACTGCCTCCGGGCATACGTCGCCACCCTCGGTTACTTCCCATCGGTATTCACTCATCGCGTTTCCTCTTTCTAGCTGTTAAGCCATTGGTCGAATGTCTTAATTGGTTCACCCGTTGTTGAATCGTTGCCATTGCCATCGTCAACACATCGGACGTAATTCTCATAACGTTCTCTTAAGGTACCCTTGCTCATTACTTACCCTTCCTGCCCGTATATCTTCAGGCGTTTTGATATCTTCTTCGCACTGCCACCGTGGGCCTTGAATCCCACGATAGCCTTGCGCTTCTTGGCACACAGCTGACATGTGCTGCATGTAATGTCCTGCTCTTGGGCAGGGCACACCACCACCCGTCGCCCTGCTGGCGTATATACCGGGCCCTCGGCGTCGTGCGGTATCACTACGGTGGCATCGAACCCTCGGTCCTTGGCGTTGTCAGCCTCCTGCAATGTGTCGCAGCTGATGTTGATGGTGCCGTCCATGGCCCTGACTGCCCGCCTAAGGGCGTGTTGGTTGGCTACCCTCACCTTGCCATCACCCCGAGAGGTAACGCCGGCTATGGGCTTGTGCGTGTACACCATGGGCATGTTGCCTGCGGCGTTCACTGCCTCGGCGAACCGCTGCAATGTGTCACCGTCGATGATGTCACCCTTGCCCCACAGGTCACCGCCCTCGTTCATGCGCCACACCATGGTGAACTTCGGTATCTCTTTCATGAACTCGGTGGCCGTGTAGGTGGTGTACTGCTCGGCATCCACCCGGCGTCTATGTATTGCTCCGTTGCCCTGCTGGTCGTAGCAACCCTTGCCTAGTAGTGGGCATGACTCCGGGCATGTCTCGGACGTGGTCCGGGTCACGGTCATGGGTCCAGTCTTTACGTTGCTGGACTTCCAGGTGATGTGTGTCCGTGGTTTTCTTCTCATTGAATCTCCTCTACTTTCACGGTGTAGATGTGGTCGAAGTGCTCCTCAAGCACCTTGTGGTGGGCCTTCTCTGGCGACTCGGCCATGATAACCATGGACCCACCGCCCTGATATGGAGCCAGTGGGGCCCTAATTGAGTTCACAGGGCGGCCACCCGTCCAGCTGACCAGATATCTTTTTAAGTTACTCATCGCGTCTCCTCCTGCTTGCTCAGCAGCTCACCCATAAACTTCTCTACCTCGTGGCCCTCCCGGTTTTGCCATGTAACCGAGCGCCTCTTGTTGTCTCGAATAACCACCCAGGTACGTTTTAGTTTAATAACCTTATCGGTCGGTAGAATATCTTTCCAATAAACGTAATCACTCATCGCGTCTCCTCATAAACTACCGTAAAACTACCACGGTACTTTGTCAATGTCACTCATAATATACGGGCTCGGTCGGGAACCCTGCCGGTAGGTTGTCCTCATGTATCTGGACCATGTAATGGCCCTCGCAATTCACACTATTTAAATCGCCACGTGAGCCCCTGGGCTCGTTGTACATCTGGTGGACCCTGTCATCTAGACGGGCACGGTAATCGCGTGCCTCCTCATAGTCAGTAAAGACCCTGGCTGACTCGCCGACCAGCTCTCCAGTCGTAACCCAGCACCCACCCTCGGCGGATGAATACTGCACTCGGTCACACAGGTATAACCCTATGCGGTAGACCGTTGTCTTATACTTGCTCTCCCACTCCTCACGCTCATACCCCTCTATCTTGCGGGTTCTATATGCCCGCAGGGATGTATTGTTAATGTGTCCTGGCATAGCGCCTCCTGGTTAGGGTTAATCGATTGTGCAATTCAGTGACGTGGCCCCGAAGGGCCCGCCATGGGTCAACTACAAAGAGGTACCTGGGTACCTATGAACCAATGATCTGAGTTTAAGTTGTGGGATACCTTGGCTGCAGATGGCGTGCAGTATTGTATGCGGTCTAGCGCGGTCATGCCTACAACGCTTACGATTGCCAGAGATAAACGGCTCAGAGGGTCACCCTGAACAAGCTCCTGGGCTCTGCCAGTAAGCTCCTTGACCTCATCCACGAGGCACATAGCGTCAAATAGCTTTGTCCTGGCTTCTGCGGCATCTCGCTTTATGTTTTCAGCATAGCCCTCTATCTCGACTGCCGTGTGCTCCATATCGTCACACTCGTCTCTAGATTTTTCGCAGATGCTTTCAATCTCACTTAACTTATTGGTTAAATCATCCATGTCGCGTTCTCCTAATAATCAACCCAGCCTGAATTGACTGGGTTATTAGACACGCCCGATAAAGGTTGATTACTTGGCTTTGATTTCTCGGTAGAGCGCTACGCCATACCTGTCAGTGGTGTTGAGTGGCTCCCACAAAGAGATGACCGTGCGCTTGTTGGCCCGTGTGCGGGTCAAGTACTGACCCTTTGCATCTGGACCAGCTAAGACTCGCTTGGCTTTGATTTTATCAAGAGATAGCACGCGCCCTGTATAGCCCTTGGCAAAGAGCCTACTGGGTGTGCATTTCTGGAAGTTTGTCGTCAATCGTTTGTGCATGTCGCGTTTCACTTTCTGACGTGTCCAATAACCCAGCCAAGAACCCTGGCTACAATTGGTTTACTAGATGCGCCGGAAGGGGTTGTTATTTTACAGGGTCAAACTCTTTTAAGATTTGGTCAACAATGTCTGTATCGGGTGCGAGTGCATCCGCCAGCATTTTGTGTGCAAGGTTCCAGGTCATGGCCATAATTGTCATTGCAATGAATTTTTCACTGCCGCTAAACTTATCAACGTATGACCGAAGGTCCTCAATATCTTTAGGTGTTGCAAAAACGTTGCACGGTTCAAAAATGTTTTCGTTCATGTCGCGTTCACTTTCTGACACATCTAGAAAACCAACTGCAACCAGGGTTACAGCTGGATTTTACGTACTACATTCGTTATCGTGTCACATATCGAAAGATTGTGGGCATTTGCCCTAGGTGCACTAAGCTTCTCCAATCATCACCGTGTTAATTCACAGATTCAATCTGCAGTGTCTACTAAGTGTAGGCGTTCACTGACATTCGATTCGATAGAATGAGTACGGGGTCTAGTATATCCGGTACAGGCAACCCAGGTCTGTACACCGCGTTTTAACTGTCTGGCATACGCCCAACAGGGGCGAAGCGCTATTCCTACTTCCAGGCAGCGAGCCAGAAGCGCATGGTATATCCAAGGCCGACCTGACAATCCAATTATAAGCATAGGTAATACGTGATGACTACTATAAAACGACGTTGGTGGTTCAATTATGTATGAATACAGGCCTGAAATAACGGAAAAGCATAACGATATCGCCCAACTCACGCGGATTAAAATATTTAATAAACTACCCCAGAAATACCAAAACTAGGCAGTATTGACGCAGTGCTCGCACGTATTGACGGGACAGGATACCCGGATTCTTACATAGTAACTCATGATAGATGCACGGAATCATTCAGTATATTAAGTGTATTGTACTCAGTGTAGTGGTTTTAATGTAATACAGTGAATGTATGAGAGCCACGAGTGAGTGACTCGATATGTAGTTACTACGTATGGTGAGTATAATATATTCAGGCTATTATACTGAAGCGATTACACTAAGGATAGTACATTAAGTATATTACAGTGACTATAGTATACTGGTTATAGTAATCCCATTATGAGACTGTGTATCGTTCTGGGAATTCGCAATATGAGATAGTGTCTCATTCTGGGATATTCGCATATTGGGACAGGGGGGGTGGGGGTACCTCGAGGTTGGGCCGGGTGCTGGTACCATCTGGGTAAATAACACCTCTTTGAACACGATTAGTATTTCGAGCTATACTAGATATGTGACATATGTGGGAGCCCCTAAGAAGACAGTGCCTGTGTCTGGGGGGTCGTGTCAAATAAAAGTTACAAGTGGTTGATATCGCTAGCAATGCTGGCTACGGTATTTACTTGACAGGGTAATGTCTGTGCAAGGCTCTACCTGGGGTACTGAACATATGTTGTGTAGGGGATTGATATGGATGAAGATAGCCTGAGTGTCTGGAGATCGTGGCCCGAGGCGCCGGAGGACGAGCGCCCCAAGGCACTGTATGTAAGCGAGAACCTGCCCGAGATAGTGCGCGGATGGCTAGGCTCCAAGCAGGGCTGGGACATAATAGATGTGCGCACCATGCCGAACAAGAGCGACGCTGACAGGGCCGAGGGGGTCAAGGCATTCCTGGAAGGGGTACGGGTTGGTTCCATCGAGCCCGGTAAAGACCAGCTGAGATATTTAGAGCTGGAAGCCAAGATATGTGGGTTGCTCTCGAATAAGAGTCGTGCTGATGATATGGTGCCCACGGTCAAAGGGGACACGCTAGACAAGATGCTAGACTTTGGGAAGAAACGAATGAGACCCGAATAGGGGTTGTAGACGTAGAAGACGTTGTAGGGGGAGAAGATGAAGGAGAGGGGAACGCTTGCCGAAGGCAAGTGGAACGAGGCGGAGACGAGTGAGTACAAGAAGGCTGCAAAAATGTACGACCCTGTGCTACGATTTTTAAAACAGCTCCAGGAGGAGAACGATGCAGAGAGTTTCGAGGAAGACCGCCCGAAGCAGGCTGGTTAAAAAAGCAGCTGACAAGAAAAGGCCGCTGAATAAAAAGATCCGCACTCCTGGCAAAAGCAAAAAGTTTAAGGTCTACGTGAAAGACCCGAAGACCGGAAACATAAAGACCGTACCATTTGGTGACCCGAACATGGAAATAAAGAAAGATAACCCCAAGAACCGAAAGTCTTTTAGGGCTCGCCACAAGTGTGATGAGAAGAAAAGCAAGCTAACCCCAGGATACTGGTCCTGCAAGAATTGGTGATACGATATGGCTGACTATGCAAAGATATCCGTAAAGGGTGTATTCTCTAAGAACTCTGACTACTCATTCCCTAAGGTGGCGTTTGCCCCGGACGCTAAGACCATCAGCGCAACCGAGTACCGTCACATGGAAATGACTGCTACCAATGCAGGGCTAACGGTTACCACCAGCACATTCTCATCCATTGATATGCTCATGGTAAAGAACAACGACGCTACCGACTTTGTGACTGCCGCGTTTCGAAGCGCCGGCAACACTACTACGCCAAACGTTATCCGCATTGCAGCGGGTGGGTTCCTGGTGGTGACTGACTTTACTGTAGCAAACAACCTTACCCTGACTGGCCCAGACTCTGAGGGCTGTGAGTGTGAGATTTTTATTGTAGGCTCGTAATGGATGACCGCGAGATACTAGCCAGGGCTGACAGTATTCTGAAGAATGCTGGCATGCAGCCTGAGTGCCCTTCGATAGAAAACTTCTATCAGTATGCTGGCATGGTATCCGACGTGGTTAAAGACTGGTCAGCATCTAAGAAAGCCAAGAATGAGTGGTTGATGCCGTGGGCTGAATCGTTCCGGCGCCTCTATGATAATTTTGACAGGGTTGTAGAGGCAGATCCTATGGTTCTCTACCAACCAGCAAACAGAGCATCGCAAGAGTTTCACACATCAGATGCTTTTATCAGATACTTCAGAGCTGGCAACCGAACATCAAAGACCCAGTCTGGATATGCAGAGCACTACTTCCTGACAACAAACCAGAACAAGTGGCGCTACTTCCCAGAAGCTGCACACTCTACGTTTATTATCGGAGTTAACTTTTCCAAGTACTGCCCAGCTGTGTTCGAGAAAAAATTTCTAACCGGTGAGCAAGGCAACCCACTGAGCCCTATGTTTCCAAAGGGTGGCAAGTGGCTGCACCGATACGACGAGCGGCGACACGAGATACAAATAGCCTGCCCCAAGTGTGCTAATGCTGGCAAAGCAGGCACATGCACGCACCAGAAATCTACTATCCGGCTGTTCTCTGATACCGAAGGATGGGAAGTACTGCAGGGCGGGGCATACATGCTCGGTCACTTCGATGAGCATATTGACGAGGATTTCTTTAATGAGGCAATCCAGCGATTACAGACAGCCGGCAGGCAGTCGTGCTTGGTTGTTACCGGTACGCCTCTGCATGGCTTTGAAGCGTGGGAGCACAAAAGACTAACGAGTGTATGGACCGATGGCATACCTAACAACAGGGTAGAGCCTGAGAACCCTGAGAGCGCTCCGTTTGTAAGCCTTCACGAGATTGACCAGTTTGAGGCAGGGCTGGTGCCCCACGAGCGCATTAAGATGTCCATGAAGATCATGGATGAGTTCGAGATTGAGTCCAGGGTTTACGGAAGACCGGCGCCCCTGGCTAAAAACCCTGTATTTAATCGGCACGTGCTAGCGGATATGCGCAAAAAAGTAGAGCAGCCAATCAGAGGAGACATCCAAATACTCGACAGCACGGTTCCATCGGAGGTGGTGGAGACAACACGCCTAGGATTAATGGAGACACCGGACGGACCATTGCGTGTATGGAAAAAACCAGAGCAAGGTGGGTGGTATATTGTCTCCGTAGATACCGCCAAGGGTTTAACTGGCCGAGATGCCAGCTGCGCGTCCGTGTTAAGGCTCGGTGGCACGCCCACATCCCCACAGCTCGACATGGTGGCCCAATACCATGGGTGGATTAACCCGCTAGCCTACGCAGAAGAAGTGTTTAAGCTGGCCGTGTGGTACAATTCCGCACTTGTAGTCATAGAATTGACAGGTGGCTACGGTGAAGCGGTAATGCTGCGGATGAGGCAGGACTTTTGCTACTGGAATATGTTTCGAGACGAGCAAAATCACTCACAAGTAGACTACCGCCTGGATTCTAGGTTCGGGGTAGAGACAAACGTGCGAACAAAGCCCTTTATGGTGGCAGCTTTGCAGCAGTTTATTAAGGATGAGGCCATTAACGTGCCGTGCGAGGCAACTATTGGGGAATTGGTTGCGTTTGAACAGGAAAGAAGTCAGACAGGGCTAACGACTAGGTACCGTGGTGCCGGCGGAAGCCATGATGACCGCGTTATGTCGCTTGTTATAGGGGCCAGTGTAGCGTTATCATCGCAAGTGTTGGAGTTCGGGGCGATTAGCGCGGAAGCTCAGCCAGATATCAAGCACCGGTACAGTGGTGACTGGGCAAAGATTCACGAGGAAATAGGGGAAGGCGCAAAGTCACCAGACCCCTTTGATTACTAGGAGACTATTATGCCTTATGCAGATTCAATGGGACAACCGGCAGGTTACGGGCAAGCTTTTAACGATTCGGCGATGAGGGGCCAGCAGATGCAGCAAATGCAGATGCAGCAACAGAAAAGAATGATGATGGATCTGCTCAGACAAAGAGCAGGCAGGCCATTTAATCAGGGAATGATGAATCAAATGGCTATGGGTGGGCTTGGTTTTGGCACGCCATTTCAAATGCCAATGAGGCCTGCCCAGGGTCAGATGTCGCCAGAGCTTGAGGAAATGTTTAGAGGGCTGGAATGACACTTCAAATCGCCACGGTTATTTGCCTTAGCTTAATTGTTCTCGCATCAGTAGGCATGTGTGCTTATGTCCTGCACCGCGCAGTAAAGATGACGCACGATGTTAAAAAGGATTACGTTGAGCTTCTTAGTCAGACCATTGATAATCTAAAAGCGCAGAGTCTGCAGGAGCGGGTAGAGGCAAAGGCTTTGGAAAAAGAATCCGATGTTCGAGTTGAGCTTCTTAAGGATGCACTGAAGATGGAGCAAGACCTTTTGGCAAACAAGACGGAAGATCCTGTTTACGCAAGAACGAGCGAAGGAAACGAAATAGACCTTCGCAATTACGAAATTATTTAGGAGTAGGTCATGGTATACAGGTCTCCATTTAAAAATAGAAAAGGCCCTATTGGTTTTGACAGCATGTATCAGATCCCCTCTAGTGGCTACGCTGATCCTGTAAACATGGGCGACATAGACAGGGATATGATTGCTGGCCAGTTAACAAACAACCCGATGTTCCCGTCTACCCCTGGGCAATTTATAGATTACAAATCACTGCCTATGACGCTGGGCAATCCCATGGAGGAATACGCGGCTTTACCAATGGACCCGCGATTTCTGCAGGGAGAGCAGGGCTTTGAAGAAACCATTAATCCTTTTTCTGTGGATTTTGCAGGGGCAACAATGGACACGGGATTTAATGACCTGGGCCTAGCTCCGCAAATGGACCAGCAGGCACGCCTATCAATAGCGGGGCTGGACCCAAGCATGAGCATGGGCGAGATTGGCGACATGGGAATCTCACCCTTGTCCCAA